CTAGTAGCGCATTACGGAAGCCCGTCATTACTGCATGTCCAATCCAGCAGCAAAGCCGTACCAAGTGGTGCCGCCGTCGATTGTGGTGAAACAAAGAATGTCTTTACCCGCTGCCGTAAGCGTTGGCGCTGTGCCACCGGCCCAATCAACTGCTGCGGGCCAGTTCACCGTTTGACTTCCGCCGTTGGTCAGATACAGAACAAATCCACACTGCTCGTCGCTGGCAGTTGGGTTGCTAAACGTGAAAGTGTTTGCACTAGTGTCAACAGTTGCGCTGACGGAGTTGCCTAGCGTCAGGTCAATGTCTTGGGTGCCGCCGCCCGTTGAGCCGATGGCGTTGGTTATTTCTCCGTAGTCCTTGAGGTTTACTTTGCTGACCGTGTTGTCTTGACCATCTAGCTCACCACCTAGCTGGGGCGTAGTGTCTTCAACTATGTTATCTAGCGTACCGGCACCTAAAGCTGTCCTAGCCGCTGAAGCACTAGTAGAGCCAGTACCTCCATCCGCAATAGCCAGGGCAGAGCTTAGGCTACTAAGACCAACTCCGCTTATAGTACCACCTGTGATACTTACATTGCTAGGGGCTTGCGTGCCCATATCAGCTATGCCTAGATTACTTCTAGCTGCTGCGGCAGAGCTTGCCCCAGTACCACCATCTGCCACGTCTAGGTCAGTAATTCCTGTAATGCTTCCACCAGTGATACTAACTGAGTTTGACGCTTGAGTAGCTATGGTGCCCAGTCCCAAGTTAGTCCTAGCGCCAGCCGCTGTTGCCGCACCAGTGCCACCGTCAGCTACAGGAACAGCACTTCCCAGGCTAAGAGTAACTGATCCGGTGCTGGAACTAGCTGCAATAGGGCTAGTGGCAGTAATAGCCGACACACCCGCCAGAGCAGAAGCCAAGGTTTGTTTTTTAACCTTGTGCGTAGTCCCGGTACTAACGTCTACAATTGGCAGTACGTCATCGTTAGCTAGATCAGCTTCTACAAGCTCCGTAAGCTCTGTGATTTTTTTGTTTGTAGCCACTTACCCCTCCAACCAGCTAATAAATACGTTTGCGCTTCCGTTTGTAACAATTGCCGCTATTTTGTCACCGTCAGTTCCTCCGGGAGTCGATGACGGACTGACTGTGATATAATTTTCGTCGCCATCGTGAATAAACGTGGACGTTCCGTCTGTTAGAGCAGTTGGATTTGTACCAACTTCAAAGAAAGTCAGCGGAGCCCCGGAAGCTCCGTGACACGCGATTCTTGCCACGTTGCAGCCAAACGGAGTAGGACCAGATGCAACAGAGGTTCCAGAAGAAGTGAGCTGTTCGTTAGAATTGATACGATAGGCGTAGACGTTCTGGCGAGCCATTTATCCCTCCAAGAACGTAACGTTTACCGTGGCCGTTCCAATGCTAGCAATCTTTTCTCCATCTGTGGCACTGGGGTCGGTATCACCCTTGATCACAAAGTAAGCTGCATCAGCCGGGTCAATGCGCGTACCCGCTGCCGTGGCAGTTGGGTTAGGTCCGATTACGATATTAACAGCAGCACTGGTAGCAATGCGAGCAACAGTGCAGCCAAAGGGAGCACGTCCGCTCTGCGCACTGGTGCCTGTGCTGGTGATATTCTCGCTACTGATAATACGAGAAGCAATGTTATTTTGATAAGCCATTTTTCTAAGCCTTTACATTTGTTCCAGAGGTCATTTCATACCCAAGCTCTATGCCTTTAAGCTTGAGTTCTTCTTGTTTTAAGTTAATATTATTTTCAAGTTCTAGTCGTTCAAGCTCTAACTTAGCAGCTTTGATTTCTAAGTCTTTGGCTTTTACTTCTGCCTCTAGCTTAGATGCTTCTGCTTCCATCAACAAAGCTTGTGCCTGGGCTTGAGCTATCTGTTCTTGCGGACTTGGCTGTGGATTAGGCGGCGGCGGTGGGCTAACGTACTGATCAACGTTCTTTAAGCCCATTTCAGCGCCAATTTCCTTGGCAAGGTTGTAGATATTTTCTGGCGTAACTATGCCAGGAACTTGGGTACCTATTTTTTCAATAACGTTAGCAAAACTGGACAAATTGTTTAGGCGAACATCCTGGTCTCCGTAGCCTAGCCCAACTTCGATGTTTACGTCCAGGTCGTTTTTCCAGCTAGTCGGATCAATTTGGAAATAGTCTCCGTTTACACGGATTATTTTTTTACGGTCTTCGTACCGTTGGATCAAGTTGTAGATAGACTTGAACATATTTTTAACGCCGGTATCAGCAAAGATACGAGCTACAAGCTCTACACGTCCTTGAGCATTGGTCAGAGCGCCTTGAATGGCACCTGCTGTTACATGAGACTTTAGTACGTCAGCCGGTAATCCTTGAGTTGCGGCGTTAACTCCAGTGCGTCCTGACTTAATCTGGTCCCAGTATTCCAACATCTGGAAGCTGTACTGTTGCAGGGCAGGAGTCTGGATAGGCTGTAGAGCGTTGGGAGACTTTGTTCTGACGATGCCGCCAGGACGGTTAGTTAGCAGATCGTCTATGTTAACCTGACCCTCAACAATCTGGAACCTGCCGTTATTCGCCAAGTACATATTGTCCATCAGGTTACGAGTCAGAGTGCTACGAACAAGCTGAACGTCTTCTACGGTTTCAGCAACACTTAGACCATAGAACTTGTGAGGTACAGGAATTGGGCAAATGGTGCTAAAAGGAATATCGTCACAGGGCTCTAGCTCTAGTATTTCGTTACCCGAGTGGATAATTTTGTAGAGTACGCCTATGCCAGTTTCTTCTACATCTAGTTTAGTGTACGATTCAAATACTTCTACAGATTCTTCCGACTCTGTGTTAGGCCCTATTGGTACAAGGTTGGTTTGGTCATAAGCATGTCTAGCCATATATTCTTGACTAGTAGTGATATCATCTGCTCCGCTTGCAAACGAGGGCAAAGATTCTACAATGTCCTGGTCGAAGCCCATTGCAATAAGTTCGCCACGAGTTTTGTGAGAACGGTGGCAAATGAACCTTGCATTTTCTAGGCTTTTAGCCCCACGGTTAATTAAAAATTCTTCCGGGGGCACGTTTTCTACGGTAACTTTACCTTCGAAAGTATTCTTTACAAACGTGGCATCGTGGAATACTTCTTCTACTTCGATTATCTGCCCTGTAGCAGGGTCCATTATTTCCTTGACTTCTGTTCGTTCAGTGTGCTCTGCAAGCTCTATATCGTCACTATTTTTGATAAAGTAGAACTCTTGGTCTGTAAGGTTCTGGTAATCTTCGGTGGTCGTTTTTTGTATTTCTTCCCAGTAGTGTTTTACCACCCCTACTTTTTGTAGCAAGGCGTCAAAGAAAAAATTGTAGAGAATAGAAAAGCCATCGTTTTGTTTGTAGAACACATGGTTTACAAATTTTGTAGCTTGTTCTGCTATCTGAACGTCTTCTGGTCCTTGTGGGCTAAAGCGGACTACATCTTTACCAGAGGTAAATACGCGCATGAGCGAAGGCATCATCCACATGATAGTATCCTGAACGTCAGTGATAACTACCTGGGAGCGTCCTTCTTCTTCGTTACCAAAAGGCTCTCCGTAGAAGTATTCCAGCGCACGTTCACGCTGACTACTAACCTCAGAGTCTACATAAGAAGAACTAGCGTCTACCTCGCCTCTGACAAGGGCTAGTACTTCGTCATCTGTCATACTAGTCATGGACTAAGCTTTCTTGGTTTTTTTCTTCTTCTTTTTTGCCACTGCTTTTTTGTAAGCAGCCATTCCTTTTGCATCGTAGCTATAGTGCTTTCCATTAAGTTTTGGCATTTAAACTATCCCCATATTAGAATACTTGATTTCTTGATTAAAACTGTATTTCCTGTAAATTTTGTTTCCAATTTTCTCGCCAAACCGTTCCACGGAAAGAACGGCATAGCGCATTGCGCTCATCAGGTCATCTTTGAGCGCAACGACTTTTCCGTTTTTTCTATGATAGAGACGAAGCTCTTCAAGGGTTTGGCCACAAGACTCAAAAATTTGCAAGCGACCAGTTTCAAACCGTTGAAGCATTTCGCTAAGACCTGCTTCGACAGAATTATTACCATTTAGCTGTCCCTCCGTTGGTGGGTTGGTGAAGTGTTGTGCTAGCATAGAAACTCCCAAGTCTCTGTACTGTTGCGCTAGCTGTATTCCACTACCTTTGTCGTGTTGGAGTCCGTCATGAGGAAAAGCTACGGGTATTCCTGGTGTTCTACTGTTAAGAACCGCTGCATGTGTCAACGGTGTTTCTTTGCTTAGTCTGTGTTCGTCATAAACGTAAATAACATCGTTGTCTGGGTCCAAAGCTGCCCAACTAATTGCTGTGGGGTGGTCAAACCCAAAATCTATGGCAGCTACGGTAATAAAGTGTTCTGGTAAATCAAAGTCTTTGCAAATGATGTCTTCGTCACTGACAGGAAATATTAAACCTGATCCAAATACTGGTATGCCTTTGGAGCGCATATCCCGCTCTGCTGGGCTATAGACTGCTAATAGTTGTTCTTTCGTCTTGCTATCAAGGTGTTTTACATCGTCCCAGGTAGCTGTAACCATAGACTGACCGGGTTTTAGCTCGTTTAAGAAACTACTTACTACCTGAGTCATCCCTGATTCCGGTGTAAAAGTCATATAAACTATGCCATCTGTGTCGGCAGTTCTGGTTATACACTGGCTAAATATTTCTTGCTTAGGTTCCTCGTCTAGCCAAACTACGTCTACGGCCTCGCCCATAAATTTCTGAAAACCCTGTTCGTAAGCCTTAAAACTTATCTGAGAATTACCTCCTGAAGCGTGTTTTACTAGTGCTGCACTGTAAGCATTAGGTACGCCCGGTTTACGAATAGTGTCTACAATTTTGCTCTTTGGTATTGCCCCT